TACCGGCAATCTCTAAAAATTCTTTACGAAGAGTTTCATTTAATTCTTCGTAGCTAAAATTCTGCCCATTATAAGTATACGCTGTAGGAGCAGAAGGATTAGCTTTAGCAACTGTTTTCGCTAATGCGATAAAATTTTTCTTATCTAACATGTCCTTGTCTCCTTTCTAATTACTTAACGCGCATAACCTTTACACCAGGCTGCATATCAGGCATTGTATAAACTTTTACAATCTGCATTGTTGGGTGTTGAGCATCAGCACCTTGACCAACTTTAAGGTAACCATCTGTGTCAGGTGTTAAGAACTGACCAACTGAAAGACTACCTGGAGCAGCTTTAATTGTATTAGTTGTCCAAATATCACCAACATTAATCTTGAAAAGACGTGGAACCATACGTGTTCCCTGTGGCATATATTTTGGAGTTTTATAATTTTCTGTTACATGGAAAGGATCATCAGTAGCATCAATATCATAAGGATAAGCTGGCTTTGTAACACGTTCAGCGTTAGCAGCACCAGTAGAATCTTTAGGTCCATAGAAACGAGCCTGCCATTCTGTCAAAGGCTGTGTTCCATCAATTGGACTATAGACACGAGCGATATAATCCTCCTTCTTCATAGCAAAGTCAGCATCGCTTTCTTCATCACGATATACTTTGACTTCATTGTATACCATAAACCACTCACCTACGCCAGCGAAATCTACAACTCCACCGTCAGCAGCTGCATAGTTATAAGTAGCAAACTGACCATTTTCAAGAAGATCAATATTTGCTGCAGCTGGAAGCTGAGCATAAATCTGACCTGTCTTCTGAGCTGATAGAAGGTTAGGTTCTACCTGACCATATCCACGAGCAACATAGGTGGCTTTAGGACTTAATCTTGTTTTAGCCATTCTTTCTTCCTCCTATATTATTCCATTTCTTTTTTCGTAGCAATTGCAGCTTTAACCCAAGCAGGTGTTACATCATCATCAATAACACTATCAAGTACAACAACTGTATCTTTCTTTTCCGCAGATACTCCTTCATCTAGGTTAAAGTTAACCTTGTTACGAACACAAATAATAGAAAGCTTAGCTTCGATATCATCAAGAGAGTAATTATCAATATTATCAATTACATCTTTCTTATCTTCGCTTGATAGCATATAGAATGAATCAATCATAGCTTGCTTTTCTTTACGATCAGCTTCGGCTTTAAATGCTACCAATGTATCATATTCAGCTTTCATTTCGTTGAACTGAGTCTGAAGATTATCATAATCAGCTTTAAGTTCTACATATTCTTGAATTTCTTCAAGATTATATTCAACTGATTTGTCCTCTTCTGTTTTATTTTCTTCTTCTGCTTGAGGTTCTTCTTCTTCTGTTACTGGATTTTCTTCAATAACGGTTTCTTCTGTTTCCATAACTTCTGGATTAATTACTTCATTTTCCACAGAATCTATACCTCCTTCTTTTTCTTCTTTTTCAGCAATTTCTTTTACTTGATTCATCATATTAAAGAGTTTTTGCTTAAAATCTTCTTCTAATGAAAATTGTACTCTAGTAATCTGTGAACCCTCGAAGCAAGGTTCTACATCCTCACCTAAAATACATAATTTAGAAATTATTGCTTCATTAATAATGAAAAAACTAGGTTCTTCATTATTACTCTCTGACCAAAAACCTTGCAAATATTTTTCATTTAATTCCATTGACTGATTATTTCCTTTTTCAAGAATTCGTTTAGTCTCTGGATATTGATCTGTCCATAAATATCCCTCAGTCATTAAATATTCATGGACAACACCATCATCCGCAAATTTTTGAAACCAAACTTTTGCGTTAAGATCAACAAAACCATAAGGTTGAGTTGTATCTTTAATTTTCCATTCTCCATTAGAAATATCTATAATTTGATTATGACCATCAAAATCTTCTGCAGCATCAGACCAATAACCTACAATGGGACAGCCTGGCAAAGTTTTTGCCATATCCATAGCTACGGCTTTTGTAATGATACTACCGTTACGATTTGGTTCATCTCCTACATAACAAACTTTAATTTGACATTTTGAAATTTGTGGATTAATAGGAACCACATCAATTATTTCTATTGGAGAGTCTACGGCAATACTATTATGCATTGGCATAGCTATTTCCTCCTTACATGCTTTCTTTATTTTGAATGGTTTTTGTACTTAATTCTGATTCTTCTTTTGGTGGTCTACCACCTTCTGAATTACTTTGAGTTCCATTCTTTTTAGCTTTTCTACTATTGCCCAAAGTTTGAATATCATCACTTCCAATACTACTAGACATCATTGGAGGCACCATAACTTCGCTAAGCCCAAGAATATCATTTTCAAAATAAGCAGTGCTAAGAATAGCATTTTGAGAATGTCCAAGAGCGATTTGCGCAAACATTTTACCAAATCCAACAGTCATTTGATCTTTATAAGTTTTTGCTAACTCTTTATAATTATATTGAGTAGTATCTAAGAAATAAAATCTAAAATTATATTTCTTTTTATTTGAAACCCTCTTTTGAATTATTGTATCAAATAAAATCTCTAATTGCAACTTCAAATCACGCATTACACCTTCATCTTGCAAAATAGAACTTGATAAAGCAATATTTCTATCAGAATTAAATAAATTTTTAGGAACACCTGCCGCATTATAAACAGTACGTTCTACTCGTTCAAGATCATCATCATCTACATTAGAACTATCTGATAAATCTACAGAACTAACTTTTAATGGAGTAGTTAATACATCTACTCCAACAGCATGACTAAGCATTTCAATAGCTGTATAATGATGATCTAATAATTCATCCATATCAAAAATTAAATCACCATTTTTATCTAATGGTGCTTCTTGAACAATAACCTTTAATAAATCCTGCATTTGTTTTCTACGATCTAGATCTTGCGCTGCATCTAGATCCAGAAGTAAAGGAATGACATTGATAAATAAAGGTATATCTGCAGATGCAGTTAAAGAAAATTTAACTGCTGTTCCTGGATCAAGCAAATACCATCCATTACCATCCCCAACATAATCTGGTTGTAATTTGCGATTTTTATATAAAACATAACCCTTTTGGAAATCTTTAGGAAACATCTTTAAAACGCGCATACGATAATTTACATCTTTAAAATGCTCATCAAAATAAGCCATATTAAATTCAATTGCAGGCATATTGTTTACATAATATCTGCAACGACAATAATCAATAGGTAATTCTTGAAATAAAATACTATCACTAGTTTCTACAATAGCACCATAACATACACCATATTTAATTACTTTCATAGTAACTTCTGCGCAAAGCTTTTTAACATGGGTATTATCTAAACAATCTAAAACTTTAAAGAATTCATTTATAACTTTTTGTCCTTTTTTCTCATCTTCTAATATTTCTTCATCAAAAATAGTTGGAATTGTATACCAATCATATCTATACATGGTTGCATAATAATTACAAATACGTTGATAAATACCATTGGTGCGATAAAAGAAATCAGATATTGCGCGCATTTTCTTTTTATCATTTTCCGCAATTGCGCGCAAAATTTCTCTTTTGTCATAAAAACGTATACCATGTTCATTATACAAATCTTGATACATTCCTAATTTCAAAATTGCATCTTTTAATGTTTTAGTTCCTACTTTAATTTTATCATAAGCGGCGAATCCTTTATCATGTATAGCTTGTTGTCTTTCTTCGTTAGTCAAGATTCCACCTCCTTATTCTCCATAAACTTTATTCATAATATAATCGTAAGTAATTAAATTTTCCTCATAATAAGGAATTTCTATAAGTTTTATATCATGAAGTTGACAAAATCTTCTTTTTTTTCCATCATTATATTGTTGTTGATATAGTCCTCTTTTACCACCAAATTTTCCTACGGCTTCATAATGTTGTCTACCTTGATATTCTATAAGAAAATCAACATTTCCATCATCATCAAAAACCGCAAAATCAAATCTTAATGGTTTTCCATTAGAACTATTTAATCCTTCATAAGAAAATTCCATCTGAAATTTTAAATTAGCTTCTCTTAAAATTTCTTCTATTTTAATTTCTCCTCTAGATGCTCTCATAATTATTCCCCTCTCTCTTATCCAATTTTAGTAGCAAATTGTCTTCATGCTCCTGGTGTAAATTTTCTCTTCTTCTTTTTTCTTCTTTCTTCTTCATATAATTTTATATAATATAAAGCATATTCAAAACTTGAGAATTTATCCTTACGAATTGATTTATTGGCAGGTTTTAATATAATATTAATACCTTCATTTTCTTCTCGGAGATTTGTCATTTCTTCTCTTAATATAGAAGTTAGAGTATAAGGTTTTAAATATTCTGACCTTTCTTCTGGAGTCATTTGTTTACCTTTTACTGTACTAAGTAATTTTATCTTTGCCGTACGCTCATCAATAAGGAACTTTAATTTCCCAGAAATAAGCTCTGATTGAATATTAGAGTGAATTTCTGTATTAAGAGGAGCATTTGCTTTTAATAAATACATAGAATTTTGTTCAGTTCTTTCAGTACGGAATCGACGATAGAATCCTTCATCATCATTAGAAGGACCAAAATCTGGATATTCCTCTCCAGTAATTGGATCTACTTGAGATTTAACCATATAATCAACCAAACCCGCTCCTAAACCATTAGCATCAATAACCACTTGTTTAGCTTTATATTTTCCATAAAGACGTTTAACGCAAATAGCTTGATCTTCAAAATGCATATTTGTTAAAGGCACTATATTAACTAAATATTTTAAAGAAGTTTCCGCATAAGATTGCGGAACAACTCTAACAACTGTAATTACACTATCACAGCCATCTTTTCCTGTATTTTTACGAGCCACGTCTACTGATAAAATATAATAACTTTGTAGATTGGCGCGACCAGTAGCTTCATATTCTGGCTTTTGAAGAATGCGATTTTGATCAAAAGCATCTCCTTTGAAAAATGCTTCTTCTGAAGATCCTGCTCATTTAGATTCATATTCGCGCAAGAATGAAATCTCATTAAAAGTTCCATCTCTGCGCAAATCAGTTATGAAATCTTTATCAAGCAATCCCGCAAGCACTGGAATTTTAAAAGTACCACCCATTACAAAAGCTTTATCTGGTTCTGTAATCATTTGAACTAAAGTTTGTATTAATTTATTATAGGCATAAGTTCCTTTAAAACCAGCAGTTGTTATATATACTTGTGATTTATTAAGAACTTCTTCATTATGAATACTACCATCCATACATGGACGAGAAATATTCATCATAGTAACAATAACCTGTTGAAGAATATCACCAT